CATCAGGTAAACCCTTACCCTGATGGGGCCACAAGATGCCATATGGCGTTGCAACGGTAGGCTCAACACCTCCGCTCTATGGGCCTGTAGCGAACACGCTGCAGGCGACAGGCTTCATCCCTGAAATCTGGTCTGGCAAGCTCGTCGAGAAGTTCTATGCATCGACCGTCCTGACGGCGATCTCGAACACCGACTACGAGGGCGAGATCAAGAACCAGGGCGATAAGGTCAAGATCCGCACCAAGCCCACGATCACCATCCGCTCCTACCTCGCGGACGGTACGCTCACCCTCGAGCGCCCCTCGGGCAACGTGCTGGACCTGCTCATCGACAAGGGCCAGTACTTCAATACGATCCTCGACGACGTGATGGACGTTCAGTCCGACCTGAACAACATGTCGATGTGGTCGGACGACGCCGCCCAGCAGATGAAGATCGTCATCGACACCGACGTGCTCAAGGGCATTCTCGGTGGCGCCACGGCCACCTTCAATCGCGGCATCGCCGCGGGCAAGATCTCGGCGAACCTCAATCTCGGGATCACCACGGCGCCGATCATCACCGTGGCGGCAACGCCAACGACTGGTCAGGTCGACATCCTCACCCTGCTGATGCGCATGGGTCAGGTGCTCGACGAGCAGAACATCCCCGAGTCGGGGCGCTGGGTCGTGCTGCCGACGTGGGCTGCGACGCTGATCAAGACCTCTGAACTCCGTCAGGCCTACCTGTCGGGCGATGGCGTCTCGATGCTGCGCAACGGCCGTCTCGGTCAGGTCGACCGCTTCACCATCTACGTCTCCAACCTCCTGCCGAACGGCACGACGGGTGGTCTCGCGGCTGGTGAGTTCGCCTGCTACGCCGGCCACAGCCACGGCCTCACGTTCGCCTCGCAGGTGAACAAGGTCGAGACGCTCCGCTCCGAGATGACCTTCGGCAACATCCTGCGCGGTCTGCAGGTGTACGGCTACAAGGTCGTCGACGGGCAGGCGCTCTGCGAAGCGATCATCAAGTCCGCGTAAGGGCAGATGGTCTGAAGGCTTGGGGGTTACCGTCGCGGTAGCCCCCTTCCTCGCATCCGGGAGTGTGGCTGTTGGCGCTCGAGCTTGTCTCCGATTACGTCGCGCAGGCTCGGGTCCTCTTGCAGGATCAGGTCCAGCCCTACCGTTATCCCGACATTGACATTGTGTCGGCGCTGAACATGGCGATTGCCGATCTGTCGCGCATGCGCCCGGACCTTGTGTTCAAGACGCTGCGCACTGGCTCCTTCACCCAGTATTCGACGGCTGCGCCCAGTGTCGCCGTCGTCATGGACCAGCGCTATCGACAGGCGATCCTCTACTACATCGTCGGCTTCATTCAGTTGCGCGACGACGAAGACAGCCAGGACGCCCGGGCGGTGAACTTCATGAACAAGTTCACGTCCGAGCTGCTGACCCCAACGGCGTGAGGCGTCCATGAGCGCAACCACCGACGCCATCCTCGACAACATCAGGGTCCGGCTTCCCGGCGTCTCCGACGACGCCGCCAAACTCGAGATGTTTAACATCATCGACCTGCTGTGCCGCGACGCGCTGCGTCAGCCGCCGCCGGTCAATGTCGACGCCTCGCCCGACACCTGGCTCACATCGACGCTGTTCACCACCAACTACCAGTGCATCCTCAACGGCACACTGGCGCGCCTCTACATGCAGGCCGGCAAGCCGTGGTTCCAGGCCGAGCTGGCCAAGGCGCACTTCGACACCTTCAACTTCCAGATGGAGCAGGGTCGCGCTGAAGAGGCCAGCGTTACCACCACGGTATACGCCCGCGTCATCAGCGCTCTCCGCGTCCAGTTGCCCCTCATCCGCGACGTTCAGATCAAGTCCGAACTCTACGCCGTCTGCGACAAGATCCGCCGTGAAGCGTTGCGTCTTGCGCCGCTGGGCGACAGCGCCACGGACCCCACCACTTGGCTGTCTGCCGACAAGTGGGACGACTGCTACCAAGCCCTGATCTATGGCACCGCGTGGCGCCTGATGGTCATGGTCGGCAAGCCGTGGGCCAACCCCGAGCTGGCCAAGGCCTATGTCACCGCCTACGACGCCGAGATCGATCTGCTGCGCGGCGAGAACGCAGCGACGTCGGATACGATGGTCGCCCGCCTCGTCAACAACATCCGCATCAACTGCGGCGGCTCGCGCGACGAAGTGATCTTCAACGAGATGTTCACCGTCGTCAGCAAGATCCGCGTCGAGGCGCTGCGCATGGCGGCGCTGACCGACGCCGACAGCAACCCGCTGCTGTGGCTGACCGGTATCGAATACGCGGCGGCTTATCAGGCCATCCTGCACGGCACCATGTTCCGGCTGCGGCTGCAGGTCGGCAAGCCTTACTTCCAAGGTGAGCTGGCCAAGGAGAACCTCGGCGTCTTCGAAACCGAGATGGACCTTCTTCGTGTGGAAGATGCGTCCACACCATTCACGATCTACGAGCGCCTCGTCGACAACATCAGGGTGCGCTGCATCGGCGCACGCGACGGGGCCATCAAACTCGAGCTGTTCAACGCCGCCAACAAGCTGCGCGCCGAGGCGCTCGAGATGGGGCCGCTGACCGACTCCGACACGACGCCGACCACATGGCTTCCCGCGGCTATGTGGGACGATGCCTACAATGCGCTGCTGCACGGTGCGCTCTTCGGACTGCGGCTGCACGCCGGCAAGCCCTACTTCAACGGTGACCTCGCCAAGGAGAGCTACATCGCGTTCCAGCAGGAGCTGGATCTGCTGCGCGTCGAGGAGTCGGGCGCGCCGGTGACGGTCTACGACCGGTTGATCGACGCACTGCGCGTCAACACGGTGATGGCGCGGACGGCGGCGATCCTGACCGAGCTGTACCATACCTGCGATCAGGTCCGCCGCGAGGCGCTGCACCTGCCGCTGCTGACCAACGCCGACATGGTGATCCCGGTCGATCCCGCGACGCCCGCGGACCCCTCCGTGCCGGTGTCGTGGATACCCGCCGACAAGTGGTCACAGTGCTATCCGGCGCTGTTTCACGGCACGCTGTCGCGGCTGCTGCTGGAGTACCAGAAGCCCTACTACAACGCCGAAGCGGCGAAGGTTCACGCGGTCGCGTTCGACCGCGAGCTCAACACGCTGCGCGCCGAGCAGGTCGATCCCGAGGACAACCTCTCCCGGCTGATGGACAACCTCCGCACCCAGCTCCCCGGCGCGCGCGACGAGACGCTGAAGCTGGAAATGTTCAACGCCATCGATGACTTCCTCGAACAGACCAATGTCTGGCGCGAGGACATTACCGTTGCGGTAACCACGACCAAGCTGACCTACGACATCATCCCGGTGGGGGTGTCCACCATCACCCGCCTGATGGTCGGCAAGGATGCTGACGGCTATCCGGTCCAGTCGATGATGCGCGAGCCTGGAGTGGTGGTGCTGCGTGATCCACCGCGCGCCAACGGCAATTTTACCTTCACGGTAGCGCTGACCGTCGACGATCCGGTCGACCGCGACGGCTACCCCGAAGTGCCCGAGTGGATCATGACCAAGTACAGCGGTGCCTTTCTCGATGGCGTGCTGGCGCGGATGATGAGCCAAATCGCCAAGCCCTATACCTCGCCGGTCATGGCGAAGGTCCACAACGACGCCTTCACCACTGCCATCTCCCTCGCCCGTGTCGAGCAGGAGCGGGCCAACCTGTTCCGTGCGCAGAACTGGCGGTTCCCGCAGGGCTACGCCACGCGGCGGCATTGAGGAACGCACATGGCCCTTTCCCTCAAACACGTCTTCGCAAGTGGTAAGGCCGACGGCGTAGACGCCTCGCTGGTGCAGCCGTCGGGCTGGAACCAGGAGCATGCGCTGACGATGGCGACGGGGTTCATCCTCGGGCGCACCACGGCGGGCACGGGCGCGGTGCAGGAGATCAGCGTCGGCTCCGGCCTGGCGCTGGCAGCCGGCGTGCTGTCGGCCAACCCGAGCAGCGCCTTCAGTACCTTGTCGGTAAGCGGCGTCGCCACCTTCGGCGGCGGCAAGACCATCGACGCCTCCGGCAATGCCAGCTTCGGCAACCTGTCGATTTCCGGCTCCGCGTCGTTCGGCAACGCGATCACGCTGACCGGCACGGCGCTCTACATCAGCATGGTCGACACCGATTGGGGCACCCGCCAGATCCACAGCAATGGCGGGTTGATCGGCTTCCTCAGCAACGCCGGCGGCTGGACGCTGCAGTGCGCCGACAACGGCGATCTTACCGCCACCGGTAACGTCGGCGCCTACTCGGATGCGCGGCTCAAAAAGGACGTCTCGACCATCGGTAACGCCCTTGGTCTCGTCGAGCAGATGCGTGGCGTCTACTACACCCGCATCGACAGCGGTGTGCAGCGCGTCGGCGTCATCGCCCAGGAAATGCAGAAGGTCCTGCCGCAAGTCATCATGGAGGACGCGCAGGGTGTGCTCGCCGTCTCCTACGGTGATCTCGTCGGTGTCCTGATCCAGGCGGTGAACGAACTTACCGCACGGGTAAGAGAGCTGGAAGGACGTGCATGACGCTTCCGTCCAGTGGCTACATTTCACTGCAGGCCATCCGCAATGAGTTCGGCGGTGACGCCCCTCATTACTTGAGCGAATACTACCGCAACGGTGGCTACGTCACGTCGAACAATGGCGGCGTGCCGACGTCTGGCCCGATCTGGCTGTCGCAGTTCTATGGCGCGCAGGGCGTTGTCGCGGGCGCGGCCGACTATGGAACGCCTGGCACCTACTACCTTGTCGTGCCGGCGTTCAACTTTATCCAGTTCCAGTGCTGGGGCGGCGGCGGCGGCGGCGGCGGCAATGGCGGCGCGACCAATGGCCCCGTCGGTGGCGGCGGCGCTGGGGGTACCAGCCACGTCTCCAACATCCTGCACGGCTATGGCGGCGGCGGCGCCGGATCGATGGGCAACGCTAACTGGTTTGGCGGCGGCTCCCCTGTCGGTGGCGGCGGCGGTGCGGACGGCGGCAACCAGCGCAACATCGGTGGCAATAGCGGCGGTGACAACACGGGTGAATGGAACACACGTTGGAGCGGTCCTGGTGGCAACGGCGCCAATGGTGGTGCGGGTGGCGCGGCCGTCTATATCGGCCAGTACACCGTGCAGAATGGCAATGGCGGCGGCTGGCCAGGGGGCGGTGGCTCCGGTGGTTCCAGAAACGTCGACTGGTGGGATTACGCTAACGGGTGGATGAACACGACCTGCTGGGTCGGCGGCGGCGGCGGCGGTGGCGGCTATGCCCACTCCGTCTACAACCCGTCACAGATCGGCATTGGAAGCACGCTGACCATCGTCGTCGGCGCGGGTGGCTCTCCTATGGAGGGCGGCGGCGCTGGCGCGGCTGGTCGCGTCTACATCAACTGGGGATGAGCATGTCAGCACCACAGTACAGGATCGTCAGCTTCGACGCGGCGAACGGGCGCATCGGCGTCCTCTTCAACGATCGCGTCGAGATCTCCTTCGACCTGCCGATCAGTCCGGAGGGCGTTTATCCGCTGGGGCGCCAGCTCAGGGCGTTCATCATGGCGCGGCGTCCGACGCCCATGATCGAGCGGGTATTGCGCCTGGAGGAAGGCGTCGCCAATGCCGACGGCATCGCGGCTCTGGTCGAGGCGCGCCCCGAAACCCCGCTGCCCTACGAGCCACCCGCTCCCGGCGAGGTTCCCGTGACGACCCCCAACATCGCACCGCCAACGGGTCCTACCCCTTAACCTTCAAGTAACCTTCAGTATACCGACCGGAAATGGTGTTGTTACCGTGTGCGGTATAAGATGAGCCAAACACAGGAGAGGTCCAGTGGCCAATAATCTGACCGACGCAGGTGAAAACCTACTGCTCACATGGCTGCTGACCAACGGCGCCGCAACGAGGCCAACGGCTTGGTACGCCTCGCTGCATGTCGGTGCGGCGACTGAAGCGGCCCCGGCCACCAACGAGATCGCCGGCAACGGCTACGCCCGTCAGGCGGTGGGTGGCGCGTCCGGCTTTACCGTGTCCGGTACCGCCCCTACGCAGGCGGTCAATCCGGCCATCCTGACCTTCGGGCCGAACACCACGACCAACTGGGGCACGGTCACCGACGCCGGCGTGTGGTCCGCGGTGACGGCCGGTGTGGGCTACTGGACTGGCGCACTGGCGGCGTCCAAGGCTGTGGCGGTCGGCGACTCGCTGACCATCGCCGCCTCGGCCCTGGTCCTGCAGCTCGACTGATGGGGCAGAACATCGTCATCGGTGCGGATGAGCCGATCATCCTCCGCATGACGCGCCCGGGCGCCCGCGAGAAGGCGGCGCTCAGGGATGTCTACGCGCATCTGCAGGTGATCATGCCGATGCTGCGCTTCCTCGGTGACATCGCCGTGCGCCGGCCGGAGCTGGCAGACAAGACGTTCGAGCTGGCACAGACCGGCATTGCCATCCCGCTTAAGGAC